ATCTAATTCTGCGTGTTGCAATTAGCCTATCATGGCCTCCAAGAAAACTGGATATAGCACCAGTACACGCAGTTCAAATTCAGCTATCATACGCGATTAAAAAAAGCTGATAGCCATTGAGCTTAGTCCAGCTAATTAAGCAAACACAAAAGGTCTGTGCTACCTTTATGGCAAAAAGCACCGATATTCAAGCCTTATCTTAACGGATAGGGCTTTTTTTATGGGCAATCAAATTATGAATATTAATGATTTAGGCATGAAGCTATTAAAGCAATTTAATTTGCCAGAAAAAACAACCGATATTGATATTCACATTGGTGCTGGGAAAAATCCTACGATAAAAGCCACTTTTATTATTGATGATGGTGAAGTAGATGAGTTGCTAGCTACATTATCAGAGTACAAGCGAGATAACTAAATGGCAGACAACACAGCAACCAACGAGATTACTAATGACCGCATAGTAACCAAACGTAGCACAACATACGCTGATAACTACTCACAGATAGACTTTAGCGTAGAACTACAACCTGCTAACGAACTATTAAAAGACCCGATAGATGGGTTTAACAACGAAGAAAAGTAAGGCTCAATTATGACGGCAAAAAAAGAGCCGTCTAATAAGGGCGGTGATACGGAAAAAAAGCCAGTAGGCAGACCAAGACTATTTTCATCCCCTCAAGAATTTGATGATTTAGTTGACCAATACATTTTAATTTGCCAAAACCCTGAACAGCCTAAAGCAATAACGCTAACAGGAATGGTGCTAGCACTAGGCTTTTGTAGTAAAGATACGCTATACGAATATCAGAATTACCCTGAATTTACCGACTCGGTAAAAAGAGCAAGGCTTTTGGTAGAACAGGAATATGAGAATCGCCTAGTAACTGGCAGTAATTCAGCTTCATCTATATTCGCACTTAAAAACTTTGGATGGGCAGATAAGCACCCATCATACATAGATGAATTAACTGCTAAGAAACTAGAACGTGAATTGCAGATAGACGATGAACAGGTGCAGCCAGCTGCTGTGATAATAGGGGTAAAAGATGCAAGCAAGCCTAAAGCTTGACTTTGAACTGAATATCCCACAATCCAAGTTTCTTAATTTACCTCATAAATATAGGGCTTTAGTTGCAGGGTACGGTACAGGTAAATCTGTTACTGGTTGCGTTTCATCATTAACGCATTACTGGCAACACCCAAAAGTTAATCAGGGTTACTTTGCACCAACATACCCACAGATAAGAGATATTTACTTTCCTACTATTGAAGAAGTGGCCTTTTACATGGGCTTGCGAGTAGATATTAAGGAAAGCAACAAAGAAGTTCATATTTACAATGGGCGCTTTTATCGCGGCACTACTATTTGCCGAAGCATGGAAAAACCTAGCACTATCATTGGCTTTAAAATCGGACACGCTCACATTGACGAAATAGACGTGTTAGAAGTAAAGAAAGCTAAAGAGGCATGGCGTAAGATTATCGCTAGGCTTAGATGGATGGATGGCAACATCAAAAACGGTGCTGATGTAACAACAACACCCGAAGGCTTTAAAGAAACATATCGTTTGTTTGTGCAAGAATTACAAAAAAATCCCAAGTTAGCAGATAGCTACGGATTAGTTCAGGCAAGCACTTATGACAATGAGGCTAATCTACCTGATGACTATATTCAATCATTAATTGATACATACCCCGAAGCTTTAATTGATGCTTACCTTCGCGGACAGTTTGTAAACCTTACAAGCGGCACTGTGTATCGCAGTTATAACCGCGTAACGCATAACAGCACAGAAACAATTCAGCCTAATGACATATTGCGCATTGGCATGGACTTCAACGTTCAAAAGATGGCTGCAACTATTTATGTAGTTCGGCCTAATGGATGGCACGCAGTAGCAGAGTTAAAAGACTTGCTAGACACGCCCGACATGATACGTGTCATTAAAGAAAAGTATCAAGGCCACAGGATAATTGTTTATCCCGATGCAACAGGCAAGAATCGTGAAGCAAATAATGCTAGTACGTCAGATATTGCACTACTTAGATTAGCTGGCTTTGAAGTAAAAGCACACAGTCAAAACCCTGCTGTTAAAGACAGAATTAACTCAACTAACAAACAGTTTGAAATTGGTAAGCTATGGGTAAACGCTAAAGAGTGCCCAACCGTAGCTAGTAACTTTGAACAGCAAGCATACGATAAAAACGGTGAGCCTGATAAAAAGGGCGATTTTGACCATCAAAACGATGCAAGCACATACCCTATTGCTTACGAGTTCCCTATTGTTAGAACAATGCAACGGATAAAAACTATTGGATAAAAGATGCTAGATACCACAAACCCACAATATGAGAAATGGCGCGATATATGGAAGAAGTGCCGTGACGCTATTGAGGGTCAAGAATGGGTACACGCTGGCGGTGAAACATATCTGCCTAATCCTGCCCAGTGGGATGCAAAGCTATACAATGCGTACAAACTACGCGCCACATACTTTAACGCTTGCGGTCGCACATTAGACGGCATGACAGGGCTAATCTTTCGTAAGAAGCCTGAATTAATCTATCCAGCCGCATTACAGCCTATCGTTGATGATATTGACATGGCTGGCAGTGACATTATGGCATTTGCAGAGCAGATTGTGGATGAACTAGGTCGCGTTAGTCGTGTGGGTATTCTGATTGATTACCCAAGCACACAAACAATCGGCTTAACAGTAGCAGAGGCACAGGCATTAGGGCTTAGACCATACGCAACCATCTATAAGACTGAATCAATCTTAGACTGGAGATTTGAGCGCATCAATAACAAACAGATGCTATCAATGGTGAAGCTAAAAGAGTGCAAAGAAGTACAAGTCGGTGAGTTTGAATATAAAGTAAAAGACCTCATTCGCGTATTAGACTTGTTTGAAGGTCGCTATCGTGTGCGCGTATATGAGAAAGCTGAAAAGTCTGCAAATAACAAAACAGAATGGGTGCTGATTAGCGAAGTATTTCCATTAATGAATAACGCACCTATCCGCGAAATACCTTTTATATTTGATAGCGTAAACGGTTTAGACAGTGATGTTAAAAAGCCGTTATTGCTTGACTTGGTGAATATGAACTTAAGCCATTATCGCTTAATGGCAGATTATAAGCATGGATTGTTATTCACTGGATTGCCTACACCTACATTTTGGGGTGTGAATCTTGACGATGGCGACAAGCTGAATCTTGGTAGCACAGAGGCGTTAGTATTTGCTAATCCCGAAGGCCATGCCGAATATTTAGAATTTCAAGGTCAAGGTTTAGGCGCGTTAAAGTCTGCAATTGATAGCGAAGTAGAACTCATGAGCGCATTAGGCTCACGTATGCTATCCCCTGAAAAAAGAGCAGTAGAATCAGGCGAGGCGGCAGCTATCCATCGTAGCGCAGAAAACGCTGTATTAGCTTCATTGGCTCATTCTGCAAGTAACGCACTGACACGCACACTAGAATGGCTAGCAATGTGGGCAAGGGCAACCGATGACGTATCTGTTAAGCTAAATACAGACTTCATGCCTAAAGAGATGGATGCACAGCTATTCCGTGAACTAACTAACGCATATTTAAGCGGTGCAATTTCTTACAACACCTATTTTTATAAGCTAAAAGAGGGTGAAGTCATCCGCGAAGAAGTAAAAGAAGAAGAAGAACAGGACAGGCTAGAATCGCGCGAACCTGTTTTGAGTGAATAATGGCTACTGCTAATGAAATTATCTTTAACGAAGATGTCGCGCATAACATAGATTTACAAGGGTTTAGCAATGGCGTTGTAAAGCGCATGTTAAAACTGCTTAACAAAGTTGATGCTGACTTAATGGCGCAAATAACAATCGCGCTAGATAAAATGCCAGTGAATCAGTTTAATGTGGCACGATTAGAAACGCTTTTAATATCTGTAAGGGCTTTAAACAGTGAAGCCTATGCAACCATATCAAACGAATTAAATAATGAGTTACAGAGCCTTGTAGCTTATGA